ATGATTTTCAAGTGTTTCAACTGTTTGGTAAAAGAAGGAAAGCGTAAGTGACATTAAAATGAAGTCACTCAAACACTTACTATGCCGACTCCATAAAAGATATTTGTGGCGTGTAAAAGACCCCCAGAATAGTTATTGGACTGTAGTTTGTACTCGGTGTGGGTATCAGAAAGACATAACATAGGTGACAAATCTGTAATTTGTGACTATTGTATGCTCAACATACTAAACAAAATAGGAGCAATACAATGACAGAAGAAATCCGTAATCGTGCTCAGCGTGCTCGTAACGTAGCACTAACTCGTTTAAGCAAGATGCACATAGAAGATTATCGTCGTTTGTATAAAGAAGAAGCGACTGCTCTTGGTATCAAGGTTCATCCTGATAAGAGCGAAAGAATTGCTCGTTTGCAAGCAGAAGTAGAACGTTTGACGTATATGGAAGAGAATGGCGTTTAGTCCTAGTAAGTAACTTTGCTGTAACATAATCACATAATGAAAACTAAACTAAGTCCAGAGTTACAGGCATTGGTTGTAGAAGCCCTGAACAGTGGCAATTACATAGAGACTGCTGCTGCTTATGCTGGTATTCACGAGGCAACAGTCTATCGTTGGTTAGAGCGTGGTCGTATTGAACGTGCTCGTTTATCTGATGATGATGATGCTGAGTTTGACCCAGAGGAAACTCCATACCGCGAGTTTTGCGAGGCAGTAGAAAAGACCAGAGCAAATGCAGAAGTGCGCTCGCTTGCTTTAATTCAGAAAGCCGCTATGGACGGAACTTGGCAAGCGTCTGCTTGGTATCTTGAACGTTCGTATCCTCGTAAATGGGGACGTTTTGAGAGGACTGAAATCACAGGGGCTAATGGTGCTCCATTGTCTGTAGTTGTAAGCGTAGATGAACTTGAATCTAAGTTAAATCAGGTTATTGCTATACGTGAAAAAGATAAGCCTAAAGCAATCACGTCTGTAAAAAAGGTTGCACCTAAGAAGAAAGCCGTTGCTAAGCCTAAACCTAAATCCAGTTAGGAGCGTTTGTGGCTAACGCTAATCCAGTAGAACGTTTATTGAACTTACCGCGTGAGGACAGGTTAAAAATCTATCCGTCCCTCAATCCTCAAGAGCGTTATGCCCTAAAGAATCTGCTTGAGAATGAGATAAGTAATCCGTGGCTTCGTTTTGAAGATGACCCAGTTGGATTTGTAACACTTGGCTTAAGAGAGAACGTATGGTCTAAACAGCGTGAAATCTTAGAGAGCGTACGTGATAACAAACGTACTGCTGTTCCTGCTTGTCACGCTCCTGGAAAGTCGCATATTGCCGCACGTCTAGTGGCTTGGTGGATTTCAGTTCACCCAGTAGGTACTGCTCAGGTTGTAACTACTGCTACCACCTTTCGTCAGGTCAGAAACATTTTGTGGCAACAGGTTCGTAGAGTTCACGAGCGTCATAATCTTGCTGGTGAAGTCTTCACGGTTGAATGGAAGATAGATAACAACATTGTCGGTTATGGTTTTGGTGGCGGTACAAGTGATGAATCTGTAGTACAGGGAATCCACGCTCCTCACTTACTTGTAATTGTTGATGAGGCTGGCGGTATCAATGAAACGCTTGGAAGGTCACTAGAGGCACTAATGACTGGTGGTCACACACGTTTGTTACTGCTCGGTAACCCTCCAACAGACCAAGAAGGTTCGTTCTTTGAGAGAGCCTGTCATTCAGATTTGTATAACGTAATTCCCATCTCTGCCTATCACACTCCTAACTTCACAGGTGAAGACGCTGGCTTCTGCTCGTCTTGTCCACCTTCTGTTCCGCAGCACCCAGTAACAGACCACCTTGTTGATAAGACTTGGGTAGATGACGTTATCTCTGAGTTCGGTGATGACTCTGCTTTCGTAGAGGCTCGCGTACACGCTCGTTTTCCTACCAGTACGACAAATAAAGTTATTCCGTTGTCTTGGGCTGAGATGGCAATGGACAATGAAGATGTTTTGGGTGGTGAGGCAATCAGTATCGGTGTAGACGTAGCGTCTGACGGTGGTGATGAGTTCGCTATAGCGTGGGCTGATGGTGGTAGGTGCTCGTTGCGTCATAACAGTTCTGGTGCTGCTAACGCTAATGCCGTAGATGTTGCAGGTGTGATATTGCAACAAATTAAATCTGCTGAGGCGTTACACCGTGAGCGTGGCGTAACAAGCCGTGTCCGAGTGAAGATTGACGTTATTGGTGTTGGCTGGGGTGTTAGGTCAGTGCTTGACCGTTGGCGAGATGAGGGGCGTCATAACTCCGAGATAATTCCTGTGAGCGTTGGTGAACGTGCTGGTGATGCTGCAAAGTTTGGTAACCAGCGTGCCGAGATGTGGTGGAACGCTCGTTCGTTGTTACAACCTCAGCGTGTTGAAGATGGCGTACGTCAAGAGATTCGTCTTGACCTAGACCGCAAGACGTTAGCGCAGTTGTCAGCACCGACGTACAAATCAGATTCAAGTGGTCGTATTGTCATTGAGAAAAAACTAGAGATGAAACGTCGAGGGATGACTTCGCCTGACAGAGCAGAGGCAGTGTTGTTAGCCCTGTACACCCCACCGAAGTACAGAAACTCCACACCTATAGCCCCACTGTCCTTCACGCAGCCTAACGCCTGGAAGGTCTAGCGGTAATACCGAAGGAAGCAAAACGGGGGTCGTCCCTGTTAAACGGTCTTCTAAGGTCGTTAACGCCTCACGCCTCATAAGGCTCTAAACGTCCTATGGAGCATTGAAGTTATCTCCGTCACATTTGTTGAAACACGCCCATTGACGGCTAGACAGACGGAAACTGTTGGTGGCAATGTTTTATTCGTAAGGGAAACCCACAACCCCCCTTACGTGAGGAAACAAAAATGTTTGATAAGAACTGTGACCACATCTGGTCAAAAGATTCTGTAGCACCGTTGTTAGTTCTAGTTGCTTGTGAGAAGTGCAAGTTCTCGTACTTGACCAACAAGGAGAACTGCGAATGATAAACGTAACTGAATTAAAAAGAGTTGATGGTGAAAGCCGTGGACGTTCTGGTTCAAGTCATTATGCTGTTACCGCAATCCAACAGTTGCACGAAAAGTACGGACTGCCGTATCAAGCCACCAGTTATGAGTCGTTGCTTATGACCTCATTAAGTTCTGGTCTCGGTATCCACGTTGTGCGCCTAAACAATGATTGTTACATCTTCGGTTACATTGACGACGAAGCCAACTTCTTTGACCTGAATGAAGTGTCAAAAGAATCTGTTGTAGAACAGGCGTTCATTATCCGTGGAAAGAACTGGAGTCGCTAATGTCTGACAAAACTTACGAGTGCTTAGCGTGCAAGGCATTGTCCAGCGAAGCGTTCAATGACCCGTACTTCAGAAAGCGTTTTGGAAAGGTGTGCCTCTGGTGCGCTGACCTGACAATTGACACCAGCCGTTATCTTGGAATGAGCCGTATGGCTGATGCAGAGATGGGAGACCTGTAATGGAAAACAACGTTATTGACTTAAGCCCAGTGCAAACGAGAGTTGCAACCTGCAAGGCGATTGCTTGGGATACCTGCCACAAAATCTATGTACTAATGGACGACGAGCAGGTCAGTAAGATGATTGAGTATGGTTATGAAGGCGATATGTTAAAAGCCTCTGAGCACACGTATGAAGTGTTGATGAACAGCATTATGGATTGGTATGCAAACGCTTGCGACCTAGTTTTCATAGACGCTGTAAGCACAAATGCAAAAAACCCCAATGATGGGTTTGAAACACTCGTAGGGCAGTCATTCTGATGACTAACTTCCAGAAAGAGCAACGAGCCGCTGTTCTAGAAGCGTCTGACTTGTTAAGGCACAATCAGTCCAGTCTTGGGACGCAAGGTGAATGGTATGTCGCCCTACTGTTGAGGATTATCGGCGAACACCCAACGTTGATGGACTCAACTGTTGCCGCTGACGAGAACCTTCAGAACTGTGTTAATGAACTCGTTGACACTATTGTAATAAGAGATTTATCTGGTAATGTAAGTGCTAACTCAACCACTATGAGAGGAAACTAATATGGGATATACACACTACTGGCGTCAGCCAGAAGCGGTGGATGCAGACAAGTTCGCTGCGTTCACAAAGAAAGTTGCAATGATTATCAGAGTTGCAGATGACGCTGGTATTCCGCTGGGAAATGTAATGGGTCAGGGTTCACCTGAACTCACTGAGAAGATGGTTTCGTTTAATGGCTTTGCTCAATTTGGCTACGAATCATTCGTTCTTGAGAATGGTGAAGAGTTCTCTTTCTGCAAAACTGCTCAACGTCCATACGACGCTGTAGTCACAGCCGTCCTTATCTGTTTGAAGCGTGAGTTTGGTGATGATTTCCAAGTTTCGTCTGACGGAAGTTGGTTGGACTGGACTGAAGGCAGAAACCTCTACGCTGAAACCTTCGGTGTAGAAGTTATAGAGAGCGAGGTGTTCTCAAGTGTCTCAACAAACTAAAGAGCGTCGCACCTTGATTGGTGACTTTGAACGTCTCATTCAGAGCAGACCCTTCTTGTTCTGTCTAGGATTTGCTTACTGTTACATAATGGTTCGCAACGGTTGGTTGGTAATCAAATGACCGACAACATCAAAGACACATCAACGCTATGGAGTGTTCCATTCAGCGTTCACTGCCGAGTTGTAGTCACTCCACCAAACGGTATGAGAGTCGCTGACAACTTTGCTGACATTCTTAACGAGATGATTACTGATGCTCTCCGCCTGTATGGGATACAGACAGAATCAGTAATGGTGTCGCGTGGGCGTACATTGAGAAAGGCTAAGTGATGACAACTCCAATTATCACTGACTGGCAGTTGTATCAACAGAAAATGATAGATGAACTGTCTCAGGAATTGTTGCCTGAGTTACTGCCGTATGTAGAGCAGGGTTCACTTGGTGAGCAACTTCGTCACCCGTTGTTATATCAAGTGCCGTTGCTTAACAATGGTGCTGCTAATCGTCTGTACAAGTTCAAAGTTCTTGAAGTAGTGCGTGCGCTCGGTGAAGAGAACTGGAACAAGTACGTTTGGCTACACGAACGCCCTTACAGAATTGACGCGTTCATCAAAGTCGCTGACAAGATGTCAGACCGTTGTTACTGGGAAACACTTGCTGTAATTTGGTCAGACACCGAGAACGGCTGGCAGAATCTTTCTGAATGGCAACGTTTATTTGATTCCGATAGACCAGAGAGGAGATACCTAATGGATACGTTTGACTTTCAGGCTTACAGTAATTTGCCAGATGTGGTGACTGTTTACCGTGGTTGTCAGAAGAATCAGAATGAGAATGGTTTGTCTTGGACGCTTGACAAAGAGAAAGCACAATTCTTTGCAAAACGTCTTGGCAAAAAAGGTATCGTCTTAGAAAAGTCTGTGAAGAAGAATCAGATTGTGGCTGTGTTGTTAGGTCGTAATGAGCAGGAAGTAATTATCACAGAGAGAGGTGCTCGTAATGACTAAACCGACTTGGGATAAGTTCCAATCAGCGTATGCCCTTCGTAACGGTGTACAAGTAGAACTAGAAGAACATACGTCGCTTTGGCGTAACAAGTTTTACACGGTTGAAAAGAAACTGCTCCAACCAGACTTAGGTGAGGCTGGTGCAATCTGGTTGTCTGTCAAACACAATGACCGCAGAGCGGTTCGTGATTGGCGACATCTCCAGAGAATCAAGAATGAATTGGCTGGTAAGGAACGTGAAGGTATTGACATCTTCCCGCCTGAAAGCCAACTTGTTGATACTGCCAATCAGTATCACATCTGGGTGCTGCCTGAAGGTCAGAGCACACCATTCACTTGGCGACAAGGACGTCTGGTTGCCGATAACAGTGACGACCCAGCACTTCTGAAGTTGATTGAAGCCGCTGGTTTTACAAAAGAGGACGTTACAAAGGCTGTACAAAGACCGTATGA